GTGAAGGTTGATTTGATCTTGGACCCGATGTTGGACACCGTGGTGACCACGGAACCAAACAGGTTGGCAATCGTCGTCTTCACTGCTGACCAGGCGTTGCTGGTGGCCGTCTTCACGGCGTTCCAGGCGTTGGTCAGGTTGGTCTTGATGTTGTTGGCTCGGGTGGTCACCTGTGACACCAGGGCGGACCAGACGGCCAGCACGGCCGTCTTGACGGCGTTCCAGGCTACGGTGGCAGCGGCCTTCACAGACGCCCACACGGCAGCCACACGGGTTGCCAGGGCGGTGAACTTCTGGACCACGCCGGCCACAAAGCCCTGGATGATGCCGAAGACCAGGGCCGGCAGCTTGCCGAACCATTCCACAATGCCCCTGATGGTGTCAGGCACGATGGAGTGACCCACCAGGGTGTCCCAAAGGGACGTGAAGAACCCGATGACGCCGGTGACGAACCCAGACAGCAGACCCCACACGGCACCCCAAAGGCCACCGAAGGTATCCACGATGCCCTGACCGATGCCGGCCACGGCTGCCTTGATCTTCTCGCCGTCGCCGGTGAAGATCCCAACAATCAGGTTGAACACGCCGGCCACAACGGACACGATCCCGCCAATGGCTCGGATAAGCGGACCGATGGCGTTGATGATGCCGTTGATGACGCCAACCAGCCTGCCGAAGGCCACAACCACCACGGCACCGATGATGGCCCCGATGGCCACCAGGGCCGGCTTCAGTTGATCCCATGCCGTCTTCAGGCTTTCCAGGGCGGGGCCCATGGATTCCATCATCTTGCCAACCGATTCCTTCAGTTGATCGATGACGGGCCCCATGACGGCCTTGATCTTGGTCCAGGCGTCAGCCAGGAACGCCTTCAGGTCATCGAACGTCTGCCGGACCTTCAGGCCGAACTGACCGAACGGTGTCCCAGCAGCGTTCATCATGCTGTTCATGCTGTCGGCCTTGAAGCCGGCGGTGAAGTCATTCCAGGCACCCTTGACGGCCGCCAGGGCAGCCGTGGCCTTTTCCTTCATCACGTCCCAGCCGCCGAACTTCTTCACCAGGGCGTCAATGGCAACACCCAGCAGGGCCCCAACCGCTATGAACGGAAGCACGGGGGCCACAAGGGCCCACAGTGCCGTGACGCCGGCCCACACGGCCGGAACCAGGGCACCCAGGATGGCACCGCCGACGGCAGCCCAGATGGCGGGATCGATCTTGCCAATGATGGCATCCCAGTTGGTCACCAGGTCCTTGATGGCATCAACGATGCCCTTCATGGCTGGCTTCAAGGTGTTGCCCAGGGCGTCACCCAGCTTCTGCAACGCAACCTGACCAACGGCCTTCGCCTGGTCCAGTGCGAACCCCAGGGCGTTGATGCCTTCGGTCTGCTCCCAAAACGCTTCTTCAGTGGCGCCGGCGGCCCCGCCCATGGCTTCGATCTTCTCACGCAACGCTTCAGCCTGTGGACCGGACAGTGCCATGGCCAGGGTCATGCCTTCGATGGATCCGATGTACTTCTGCAACGGCTGGCCGGTTTCCTTGGCCTTGGCAGTGATGGCGTCGATAGTCCCCACAAGCCCCAGATCCGCCATCATGGCTTCACCGGACGCATAGCCCATTTCACCCAGCAACTTCGTCATATCGGCCGTTGGTGCGGCCAGGGACTGCAAAACGCCCCGCAACTGGGTGGACACTTCGGCAGCGCCACCTGTGACGCCCGTGGCCGTGGCCATGACGCCGAACAGTTCTTCCATGCTGACACCCAGACCGGAAGCCAAAGGCGTGACGGTGCCGATGGACGCCGCCAGTTCGGGGAAGGTCGTCTGCCCCAACCGGACGGTCATCAGGGCCATATCGGCCACTTTGTTGACCGCTTCGGCGCTCGTATCGCCGTAGCCCTTGGTGACCGCCGAAGTCAGGTTGAGGGAATCGACGGTGGAAGCCAGGCCGGCGGTGGCCGCCTTGGCGTTGGTTTCCAGGATCTTCACCGTGTCGGCGTTGTCACCGAAGGCGGACACGACTTGGTATAGGCCGTCAGCCATATCGCCGGTACTCTTGCCGGTTTCGATGGCCAGGGACTGGATCTCACCCTTCAGTTCCTGGACCCTGGCGGTGTTGCCTGGCATCAGGGACGCCACGTTGGCCATCCCCTTGTTTATGTCCACCGATGCCACCAGGCCGGCGATCCCCAGGGCACCCAGGGCCGTACCGAAGGCCACAGAACCCGCCTTGGCAGCACCCATGGCGGCTGACACCTTGGACCCGAACCCCTGGGCTAGTCCCTGGTTCTCTTGAAGGCCGGTCTTGAACTTCTGATCCTTCAGCCCCAGTTCAACAAAGATTTCACCCAGGTTCATGGGGGCCACCTTCTTTCATCATCAGCCCCAGGACAGCAGTTCGGCCATGGTCAGCTTCTCGGGCTCGGGTGGTTCGCCGTTCTGGACCTTGGCGTGAACGTCCACCAGGGCCCCGATCTTGCGGGGGCTGCACTTCCAGAACGTGTCTTCATCCAGCATCAGGATGGTCCGTCCGATGTAGTACAGCCAGGGCCAGTTCAGGCCGTTGCCTTCTTCTGACCCTTCGGTGCGTTTCCCTGGCCACCGGCCTGGGCTGCCTTGATCTTCGCTGCCTGGTCTTCAGGCATGGAAGCCAACATGGCTTCACCGATGGCGTTTGCAACGGCAGCCATGTTGGACGTGTCCACCAGGCGGCCGGTATCTTCCAGCGTCAGTGTTTCGCCGGCGTCAGCAGCGTCACGCTGCAAGCCGGCCCACAGGATGACCCGAAGGGCCTTGACACTGTTGTTGCTCATGGCGTCAAAGGCAGCTTCGGTGTTGGGGTAGTGGTCTTCGATCATGGCGAAAGCGTTCAGATCGAAGATAACGCCACGGGTCCGGTCCAGTTCCACGTTGACCGGATCCGCCTTGATGTTCTTCACGCTGTTGGTCATGGTTGCCCCCCTTGGGCATCATGCAGAAGGGCCGGCCCCGAAGGACCGGCCCACCCTGCTTCTGTTCAGTTCGTGCTGCTGTCCTACTCGGACAGTGCGGCCGCCGTTTCGTTGGCCACGGTGGAAGACAGCTTCCCGTTGCTCTCGCACGGGATGGCCTTCGCCTTGTACTTCACGGTGCCGAACTTGCCGTTGGCATCGTTGACCTCGATAGGATCGGGGTCCGTCACCTTGCACTTGAAGAAGGTGACGTTGACGCTGCCCAGGCCAAGGCCAGGGTACTGCCAGCGGCCTTCAACCTTGAACCAGTTCGGGCGGGTGTCCTTGGTCAGTTCCATGGTGGAAGTCTGGTTCGGCGTTGCGCCGGCTTCCGTCACGGTGGTGCCCATGATGACGGCCTGGACCTCGAAGGACAGCAGGGCCCCTTCCAGTTCCACTTCCAGTGCCTTGACCTTGCTGAACACGTCCAGCAGGATCCCGTCACCCTCAAGATCGGCGGAAGCCATTTCAGGCTTGAATCCCAGCTTGACAACGCCAGGGATGGCAACGCCGGTTTCATAGGTGGGGGACGCGCCGGCGTCCGCGCTCATCTTGTAGATCTTCACGTCCGTCAGGTCCATGACCTTCACACGCTTGGTATCCAGCGGCATAGGTGGTTCACTTCCTTTCGTCTAATCGTCGGGGGTGGCGGTGACCACCAGATTGAACACGAACCGATGCCGGTTGTTGTCGTCTTCACCTAGCGGGTAGGGGGGTTGGGCAGCCACGGTGATGTACTTCTTGCCGTTCACCGTGAAGCCCAGGCCACCAGCAGGTGACAGAAGACGGTAGGCCGTCCAGGCCCACGCTTTGGCTTCGGCCGTCCCCTTCATCCGGAACATCAGTTGTGCTGTCCGCCGAAGGTCTTCCAAACCACCGATGGGTGGGAACCCGCCGGTGTCTATGATGGTCAGGGCCTTGCCAGGCGTGGGGGGCCGATTGTCCAGAAACGTGTCTGGATCGGTCACGCCTTGCGGCAGATTTCCTGCCCTGCCCTGACACACACCCTGACTGATAAGGAAGTCAGCCAGGTCTTGGACCATTACGTTGCCCATGGGGCATCACCCCTTCAGGGCGTCAGCGATAGCCGCCCCGATGGTGGCTTCCTGTTCGCCCACCATTTCTTTGGCCGGCTGTTCCAGGTACTTGGCCTGGCCGCCCTTGGGATGATTCAGGCTGGTGTCTTCATGCTGAACGGCCGCATAGGCGGCAGCGGGTCCGCCACCGAAGGCCACACGGGCCCCGATCCGGCCGTCCCGTAGGGGCTCGGTCACCACGTCCCCTTGCAGGGTGTGGAACTCCACAGGAACCAGTTCCTGGGCCACCTTCTGGACCTGCATGGCATGGTCCAGGGCACCCTTCCTGGCCCCGCTCTGGGCACGGCCCAGGACTTCGGCACCGTGCCACTTCACTGTTGTTGTGGCTTCCATCAGCAGGTCACATCCCAGTAGCGGGTGACCCCTGAAAGGTCAGGGACCCCGCCGCCGTCACGGACCGTGCAATCCTGGCCATCGATCACCAGCACGTCACCGATCCGGACTTCAGTGGTAGTGAACACGCCGTGCTGGGTCTGGACTTCAGCCCCTGTGGCGTCCAGCACTCGGACACTACGGGGTTCCACCCTGGCCTTGATGGTCACGGCCTGGCCGGTGGGCTCGGAATAGGCGTTCATTCCGGCAGCCCCCCAGGCAGGTCCCTTGATGTGGCCGATCTCTCGGTCCTGGTAGCTTTCGATCATCCCAGATCCACCACCCTGGCGATCCAGGGGGCCAGCTTTCGCATGGCTTCCGGACAGATGACCGGACCCTGGCGGTTGGCAGCCACAAAGGCTTCTGAA